AAGATTTTACTGCTCTTGGTACTCTTACCAATGCTCTTGGTTTACAACCCGAATCACTACAAACAGCTATAGATAAAGCATGGTTTAATGCTAATAAAAATTATTTTTCATCTGAACAAGAAGCGATAGATTATGCAAATGAGATGGCTGCGGCAAATGCAGCAACGACTTCAACTACTTCTGCTCCAGCATTAGGCCATATATCGGCTATTGATACAACAGATATAACTGGTCATGAACCTGCTCAAATGAGTGATGCTCAAGTTGAAGCTGCTGTTGCGGCTGCTCAAGCTCAAGCTGAAGCTGAAGCAGTTCCTGGTGATATAGGAATGCAAGGCGGTCCTGCACCAGATACTAGTGAATTTGGCGGTGATGCGTATAGTGGTGGAAAGAAACATGGAGGAAGGATCAGAAAATACCAGAATGGTACAACTGATGTAGGTTCTCTTGAGCCAAACAGAATGGACTTTATTGATGAAGCTGGGGCGGCTCCTCCTTCAGAACTAGCAGATGATGTTTCTGTACAAGCAAGAGAAGGCGATGTTGTCTTTCCTCCAGAGTCAGTAGAGATTATGGGTTTGTTAAACATGAATGATATGATAAAAGCTGCACTAGGTCTTGCTCTTGAAGTAGGTGCTGTAGTTCCACCTGATATTGATCCGAATGAAAAGGTTCCGGTTAGGTTGACTAATGGTGAAGTTATAATTCCTAAAGTAGTAGCAGATGCTGTTGGTAAAGAAAGAGTAGAAGAGATTATTAATAAAGGTTTGAAGCTTAGAGCGCAAAGAGAAGAGCAAGCAAAGGCACAACAGCAAGCTCCTCAAGCTGCACCACAAGCTCCTCAAGCTGCACCACAAGCCCCTCCTCAAGCTCCTCAACCTGCACCGCAAGGTTTTCAAGACGGTACAGGAGGAATAGCAGTTGGTGATGTAATAAGTGATACGTTAGGTCGAGACATAACAGGAAAACGAATTAGGAGAATTGATCCAAGTAAAGTTGAAGAAAAACCATATCCATTTAGTATGGAAGAAGAAGAAGAAGCAGTTGTTCCTAAAGATACAAAAGCTCAGATGGATGTTTTATTAAAAAATAAAACAGGTACTAATAAAAGTAAAGTTGTCCAAAATCCTTTAGAAAGTATGTATAAAAAACATTTACCTAAAGTAGAAGGAGCTATTTGGCATCCTGATCCTAGTAATCCAACTATCTTAACTGCTCCTTATGGTCTTAGAGCCGATTTTCATAAAGATGCTCTAGAGAAAATGAGAGTAGATAGTAGAGCAGCAACAATACAGGATATTCCTAAACAAGATATTCTACAATATGCAGTAGAAACTCTACGAAAAGCTGGAAATAGGTACACAACTAATAGTAAAACAAAAAGTTTCTATTCTAGTTTATCAGACAATAGTAAATTTTTGTTAGGCAATGCTACATATAATACAGGACAAGTTTTTCCAGAATTAGCAAAATCTCTTTCAGCATATGAAAAAAATAAAAATGTAAAAACGATAAGTAGCGTGGTAAAAGAAACTAGGCGATATGGTGGAAGAGATACTAAAGGGAATAAACAACATACTACTGGTGCAGATAACAGAGCAGTACGAGACTTAATTGCAGCAGGAGTTGTAGATATTAATAGTGAAGAGCATAGAAACATAATAGGAAAATTTTTACCTAAAGCAGATATGGAGTATCGTGTACCAACTCCAAGAAGCAAAAAAAGCAGGATACGTTAAGTAATAATAATCAGAAAATATCTGATTTACAAGACAGGACACCCGTTTATCGGCCCCTGTATTTAAACCAAAGTGGATACCCAGAGCTGTCGTTTTGGCCCCATAGGAGGTACTATGATTGAAGAAGAACAAGTAGAAGACATTACAGAGCCTACCCCATATATAGGCTTAGATAGAAAGGAAGCTTTAAAGGAAGATGAGCCAGAAGAACCTTTTATACCGGACCCCTTGGCAGAGGAAACTCCAGTACAAGAAGGATTAATCGAAGCGGCTCCTCCCGAACATGACTGGCAAAAAAGATATAGTGATCTTAAAAGCTACCATGACCGGAAAAAGAACGAATGGATACAGGAACAAGAACTTCTCTCTGCAAAGTTAAAGATTACAGAGAAGAAGAATTTAAGTTCTAATCTTCCAAAGACTGAAGAGGAATTGGAAGAATTTAAAAAAGAATATCCAGATGTTTATGATGTAGTTCAAACAGTATCTTCTCTTCAAGCAAATGCCAAGGTACAAGATATCGAGGATAAGCTTGAGGCTCTTAAGAAAAGAGAACAAGAAGCTACAGTTAAGACTGCTGAACAGGAACTTCTAGCAATACATCCAGACTTTCTGGAATTGAAAGAAGATGCTACCTTCCTTGAATGGCTACAAAACCAACCATCTAATATTTCTGACGGTATCTATAAAAACCGTACAGACGCAAAATGGGCTGCAAGAGTAATTGATCTTTATAAACTTGAAACAAATCAATCGAAAAGAGGTAGACCAAAGAAAGATAACAGAGCCTTGGCAGCAGAGCAAGTAAGTAAACCAACTTCTTCTGCTCCTAAAGATAAGGGTGAAGATAAAAAGATTTGGACTACTTCAGAAATCTCTAAGATGAAGCCGAATGAATTTGAAAGATTGGAAAAAGAACTTGATCTGGCTTCAAGAGAGGGAAGAATAATTTAACCGAAAAGGAGACATAATATGTCTGTAGCAACTTCGGCGGGTTATGATAATTTATCTGGTGGTAAATGGAATCCGTCAATATACAGCCAAAAAGTCCTCAAATTCTTCCGTAGGTCATCGGTTGCTGAAGCAATTACAAATACCGACTACTCGGGAGAAATCGAGAACTTTGGCGATACTGTGAAGATTATTAAGGAGCCAACGGTTTCTGTATCTTCATATACTCGTGGTGCTGTCGTCAATACTGAAGACATTACTGACACTGAAATTACCTTGACAGTTGATCAAGGCAATTACTTTGCTTTTAAGGTTGACGATATTGAAGAACGTCAGAGCCATGTTAACTGGGAATCATTAGCAACTTCTTCGGGTGCATACTCGTTGAAGAAAGCATATGATTATAATGTTCTAAAGGCTATTGCTGATAATGCAGCCACGGATTCAACGGTAGGGACTGCTGGCAGTTCTATTACTACGAATACTGGTAATTTGGCTGCTGAATATCTATCAAAAGCTAGTAGAGTTTTAGATGAAAATGATGTTCCAGAAGAGAATCGTTGGTTTGTTGCAAATCCAGAATTTTATCAGATGCTTCGTAAAGCGGATGGTAAACTTATGGACGCCAGTGTAACTGGTGAAAGTATGTCGGCTCTGATGAATGGTGCTATTACTAGCCGTAAGATTCATGGCTTTACTTTGTATCAAACTAATGTTATTACAACTTCTACAACTGGTGTAGCTGCTTCTTTCACTGTTGGCCCTGCGGCCACTAGTGGAGAAACTTATGCTCTATTTGGGCATCAGAGTGCAGTTTGTACCGCTTCGCATATTGCGAAAACAGAAGTTATTCGTGACCCCGATAGCTTTGCTGACATAGTACGTGGTTTGCACGTATTCGGTCGTAAGGTTCTTCGTGGTTCTGGCTCTGGCTACAAAGGCGTTTTTGCCGGTGTACCAGACTTAGACTCGTAAGGGAGGATTGAATTATGGCTACTTATAATCGAACCTCCAGTGGTGGAGGTACTGTTGGGCATCCATCGGCTGCTCTACAACCTTATGTTATGACATCCCCCGTTTGGGATACTGTTGATGGCGGTGCAGGCGGTGATATTATCGAACTTATTGACGTTCCTGCTGATACTATGGTACTTGGTGGTTGCTTGGAAGTTTTAGAAGCCATTGGCAACAGTCAGGTTACCCTAGAAATTGGTGTAACAGGAGCAGATGTTGATAACTTCATCGATGTAAATGTAGGTGCTGCTGGTTTCTGTCCATTCCTAAGTACTGCTGTAAGTGGTGCGGTTGCTAATGTTGCAACGGGAAGGGTACAAGGAGCAGGTGGTATTTTTACTACTGCTGATACTATTGATGCACTTCTAACAGATGCTGGATCGACTGGAGAATCTGCCGGTCGTTTCCGTATTCATGTTGTGATGTGTGATATCTCTAGGAATCCTGTTGAATCAGCTACTGTTTCAACTGGTACGTAACATTTGAGTAAAGGTTTTGTAGGGTTCCTTTTAAAAACCCTACATTATTCTTAAAGAAATTTTGAGGAAAATAAGATGGAAGCGATAATACTAGCAATAGGAGCTAAAACATGCTGTATCATGTCTTCTGGAGTTGGTGGAGCAGCTAACGTACTAACAAATAAGCAATGGAATTGGACAGGACTTAGAGATGCAGTACTAGCAGTATTGGTTGGCTGGATAGCTGCTGAGTTCTTTATTCCACCCATTATGAAACATTTCGTACTAGATATTCTATGGGGACCAGCAATTTCATTTGTTGTAGGTTATTGTGGAATTAGACTTTTGCCGATTATTGAAGAAAGAGCAAAACGGCTCGTGAAAGGAGATAAATAAGATGGCTTGCAATAATTGTGAATGTGAAAACTGTCCTGATGGATGTGTTTGTGAGAACTGCACTCCTGAAATGTGTGATTGTCAGAAGGTGGAGGAATAAAATGGGAATTAAAATTGTTGGTAGAGACCCAAAACAAGGTAGAAAAGAAAGTGCTAAAGAGATGGCTGATACAGAATATCGTAGTTCTGTGTTAAAATTATTAAACCCAATGGATACTAAAGAATTTAAACTTTCTTCACGAAAGGAACAAGACAAAATAGTACAAAAATTATCAAAAAAACTAGAAGCACGAGATGAGTTAGCAGAAACAAGACGACAAGAAGTGAGGAAAGCTTTAGGAATGAAGAAAAATAAAGGCGGCTATGTTAAGAAGTATGCTAATGGGGGTAGCGTAAGGAAGGTTCGATCTTAAAATAAAGACTTGACAAAAAGATTTTATTATGATATACTAAGGAATAATCGCTAATAGATAGGAGTTAAAATGTTTAAAATACTTATACTAAGTATCCTATTTTTTGGGATTATTTTTCCTTCTTTTGCCCGATGTGGACCTCCTGATCAAATAGATAAATATCTTGAATTACAATTTAACGAACAGAAAACATGGACAGGTCTTTCTCAAATTAGCAAAGATGAACAACAATTAACATACGTATATGAAAACCCTAAGAATGGAAGTTGGACGATTGCTTTCTATAGTTTAAAAGATCATCAAACCTGTATCTTAATGATGGGACAATCTTCAACTTATATTGGTACAAAACCAAAAGGTTCTAAATCATAATGGATTATTTAGCGTTAAGTAATAAAGTATTACATGCTTTAAATGAAGTAGAATTAACTTCTGCTAATTTTGCAAACAGCAAGGGCATTCAAACTGCTGTAAAGGAATTTATTAATCGTAGTGTTAATGACATCTATACAGCAGAACTTGAATGGCCTTTTTTGCATACTGATGGAACTATAACAACTGTAGCAGGAACAGCAGAATATGCTCTTGCAACAGGATATAAATCTGTAGATGTAGACACTGCATATCTTATTGAAGCTAGTACGGATATAAAAATAATTCCTTATATTCCTTATAATCAATTTACTAATCAGTTTCGTGAACGTGATCTTGATCCTACAACTACAGATAATAGAGCTAAACCTGAATATTTTTATCTTACTCAAGATGATAAAATTGGGTTAACTCCTGTTCCTGATAAAGAATATACTTTTTATTATGAATACTGGGCAACTCATACTGATCTAAGTGCATCGACAGATGAACCTGCTGTACCTGCAAGATATCAAGATATTATAGTTTCTCGTTCTGAATACTATGTTCATCAACTTCGTTCTAATATTGAAGCAGCTTCTATGAAACACCAGGAATACGAGAAGAAGATTGAAAGAATGAGAATTGATCTTATCAATAAACCAGCCTATATGCGCTCTACTGCTATAACTTCTGGTACTCGTTCTAATACAAGACATCCAAAGTATTTCTAAATGGTTGCAGGAATACAACCAACATCTAAGTTAAGGACAGTAGGACAGCTTTTAGGTGCTTCAGAAACAGTATACACCTGTCCTGCTAGATTCGAAGCAGAAGTAAAGACGTTTCATGTAAATAATTTGCATACTTCTGCTGTTGATCTTACTCTTAAAGCTGTTATATCTTCTACTGATATACCAATTGTAACAACTAAAAGTATAGCAGCGGATGCAATCGTAGATTTACTTAATTCAAGACCTATTGCTCTTAAAGCATCAGATACTCTTGTAGCTACTGCTGGAACAGCAAGTTCATTAAACATAGTTATAACCGTATCAGAAACATTTACAGGATAAAAATAGATGGCAGATGACGCAACCATAACATTATCAGCAACTGTCTTACCTGATGAGATAGCTAAAACCATAGCAGGAACTATGACTTTAGCTCCAGCAGATGCGAATGATAAATGGTACTATAAGTTTACTTCTGTATCTAATGCGAGTACAGATTTAATCGCTGGCTATTTTACGGATTATACTGCTGTAGATGATGATACAGCACCAACAGCAGTAGCTACAGCAGATAAAGTAAAGTTCTTATTTATTAAAAATACAGATGGATCGAATGATGTATATCTTGTATTTGATGCTGGTACTGCTTCAACATCAGTAGGAGATGCTATTAAAGTTCCAGCAGGTACTGCTTGGTTCGGTCAGTTACCTAATACTACGGTAGCAGAGGTCCATGCTATTACTTCTACTTCTACCGTGAACTGTCTTGTAGCTGCCCTTATAGATGATGTAGCTTAATGGAAAATATCCAACAGCAAATTGTATCGCTTGATGGAGGATTGG